TCTAAACTCTGTATTTTCTTCCAGGTCTTTTTCCATCAATTCTAATCTTGTGCTGTGTTGATTAAGTTTTTCTACCATTTGAAAATAACCCATCGTGCCGAGTGCTACGATTATGATTAAACTGGCAACCGTCTTCATAGGCATCTGCACGGCAGCAGATTCAGATATTGTTAAAGGTTTTTTACTCATGTTTTGGTTTTGGTAGCGGGATTATATAATTTTTTGGATCAACTTGCAATGGCTGCTGTGGTCGTACAAAAACCGCCAGTAAACATAACAAAATTATAAGTATTGCTGTGAACCTGTAGTCCATAACAACCCCCAATCATTAGTCTCTAGTCCAAAACCAACTTTTGATTTTTTTCCAAATTTTTTTAATCATTTTTCTTTTCCTCTATTTCATAGAAGAACTTGTCGGTATCTTCTGTCCGCCATGCTCTACTATCTTCTACGTTCCATTCAGAGGTCTGCACTTTCCAATCAGGTGTTTTATCTTTCACGGTGAAAGAAGGTATATCCCATATACATCTGTTGTTAGGCTGTGCTGCAAAATTGCCATCATCGAGAGCAATAATGTGAGCGCACTTGTGTTCGTGCGGAATTTCTGAATGATCAGTGTCAAGTATGTTAGCTTCTGGATGTGCAAAGTCAATAGTAAATAAATATTTTCCTGGGTGCCATTTTTTGTCTTTTCCAATATACTTACCGGCTTGCGATTCTAAGATGTCCCAAGAAGTGACAGCAGGATAATAAGAAAAACAATTCCAGAGCTGAAGTTCATCAAGTCGTCGCTTGGGCACTCTGGATGGGTCAAATCCCTTTTGAATAAACGCGCTAATAGGTAAGCGATAAAATATTGCACCGTTTTCCATAATAGCATGCCATAGTATGCTCCTTCCAGTAAGAGCTGATATGCCGAAGATAATGCAGTCTTCAACTTCTCCATGATGTTTTTTGAGATCATATAAAAATTCTCTTCTTATCTGTGCATAAACCGGTGGTATATTTGCATTTAAATAAGCCATAAATCATTCTATTTCCCCCCAATGTTTACCTTTTTCATAGTCAACTTTATTGGGTACTTCTAAGTTAACAGCATTTTCCATAATCTCAATAACTTTATCTGCTTCATGTTGATCCTTAATTGATATGTTTAATTCATCATGTATTTGTATTAAAGGTATTATTTTTTCATTATATAAGTCTAACATAGCTTTTTTAATCATATCTGCCGCTGATCCTTGTATAAGTTTATTAAGAGCCTTGTATGTAAAAGCTCTCTTGATCCCTGGTCCGTGTTCCATGAGTGCATCCTCATGACTTAAAGGTTTGTGTATACCGAATTGATTAGGCTCCCACAAATGAAAATGACAAAGTCTACCCAGCAAAGTTCTTATTTGTCCTCTTCTTTCTGCTCTGTCTGTTGCATGATTCATTAATTGTTTTACAAAAGGAACTCTATTTTCATATTGTTTTATTATTCTACTTGCTTCTTCATCAGAAACACCTAACTCTCCTTTTAATTTATTTTTACCCATTCCATAAAACTTACCAAGATTAATAGTCTTTGCTTGATCTCTAGGTATATCAGCCATTTCAGAAACTATCTTATGGAAATCTGCTTTTGAATCTTGAGCATAATTCTCTTTAAACTCGTCAGCTCCTGGTAATTCAGTCAAACAAGCATAATGCACTACCAACCTAGGCTCTTGTTGAGAATAGTCAAAACAACCCCATGTATGGCCCTCCTCGGGCACAAATATAGTCCTAAGTTGGTTACCCATGTCATTTCCAGATTTAGGTATTTGTTGTAAATTAGGGTGTGTCATAGAAAATCTACCAGTTACGGTGCCTCCAAACTCTGACCTTAATTGGTTTATATCAGCATGTATTCTACCTTTATGCACATATCTAAATATAGACTCCATAAAAGTGGTTCTAGCTTTGTTGGCTTGTCTAGCATTATTAATTAAATTTATAATAAAGTTGTTGTGGTTTTTTAAAAAGTTTTTTGTAAAACTAGGAGCCTTTGTTTTTTCTGTTTTAGGGTAATCTAATTTTAAATGTTCAAATACTTTAGCTATTGATCTTGCAGCCCAAAGATCGGGGGCAAAACCTATTTCATCTTTTATTCCTTTTAACATTGTATTCTCTGCTTTAATAAGATTTTTTTCTACCATCTTTGCGTGTTCTAAATCTACTCGGACACCTCTTGATTTCATTTCAACCAGACATGGAAACAAAGACGTTTCAAGATCAAATATAGAATTTAAATCTTGGTGGTTCATTTCTTTTTTAAGTTCTTGCCAAAGAGCAAAAGTTATCTCTGCATCTTTTTCTGCGTACTCTCCAACATACATTGCAGGTAGTTTGTACATTTCTGCTTTAGGATCTATACCCCATGCTTGTGCAGCTTCATTAAGAGATGATTCATTCTTAGACAATCCTGTGAATTGTTTTGCTACACTATTTAAATCATATCTCATTCTGTTTTCATCTATAAGAGATGTAGCTATCATTGTATCTACTATCTTACCATTTATCTCATAACCTTCTGCTTTCAACCAACAAACATCATACATTGCGTTGTGAAATATTTTTGTAGAAGAATTTTTTAAAATACTTTGCATCCAAGCCATGACTTTTTTGTTATCCATGTTTCCACCACCCTCGTGCCTTATGGGGAAATAGCCAGACCAGTTTTTTACTGCCACAGCAAAACCTACTATGTTACCAGCTTCTCTAAAATAAGCTCTGGATCTTTAGTTTCTAAGTCTATTGCTATCTCATCATGATTAGATAAATCGGGAAAAGTATCTGGCTGCACCCATTCTGTGGGTGTGCTAAACATGGGTTTTTGTATCATGAGTAATCTCTCTCTAAAATCATTTCTAAATAATGGATTGCTTTCTTAATATCTTCTTCCTTCCCTTTTACAGAATGCCTGCAGATGTACTTTATAGCATTTCCCTCTGCAAACAAGAGTTTATTTTCATTAATAAACTCTGCTGGTTGAATCTTCATCAAGCGATAATGTTTCCCGCCTACCTGCTCCTCTAATGAATTGTATGTCGTTCCTTTAAACATTCCTTTATTTGTCATACTTCCTCCTTTTTATAATAATATCTATCCAACATTTCAAAAGATTGTTCACCTATTTTTGTTCTTGGTCTTGGTCTGTACATAAATAAATTTTCTGTTGATCTAGTTACAGCCACATAAGCACAACGTATTTCCTCGTGCCTATGTTTTGGTGTTTTTTCTTTGTAGTTTTGATAACAAGGGTAACTCCAAATATCACACACTACAACATTAGTTGCTTCCAAACCCTTAACTGAATGTATCGATCCAATTAAAATTTGAGTGTTTAATAAAGTTTTATCTTTTTTGTATATATTTACTATGTATTCATGAGCTTCATCAGCATCTAAAAACAATTTAAGTTCTGCCCCACCATCCATAAAAGATTGGTTTTGAACGCTATCAACATTAAATTTTATATAGTCATACCATTCATTATCTATAGAAAAAGATTCTTTAAATATTTTTCTATCTAGCATATCTTGATAATCATAATAATTATCAGTTACAAACAAATTACTCTTATCAGGTCGATGTTGTACCTTGTAAACGTTAAGATGCTCTGCTCTAATTTTTTGAATTAATTTACATATTTGTCTTCCTTCTAGTTTTTCTCCTTTAACTAATTTGTGCCACAAATTTAAAGTTTCTCTAACACTATTTTTAATAGAATAATTATAAGAATTAGCAGACCCAGATTTAGCTTTTGTTTTCCACAAAATATTATTTTCCATTAACATTTTTTTATAATGAAAAAGTCTAGTGTTAGTTCTACTACACATAATCCAAGAGCCTTCTTCTACTTTTTCTTGTATGTCATATAACTCTGTGCCTATTTCTTCTATGTGTCCTTCTACTTCAACACCATCTTTTATTTTGGGTCCAAATACTTTTTCTTTTCTATATTTTGGTCCTATATTTGATATTATATTTTGAGAAAAATTTAATATTTTTTTAGGTAATCTATAAGATCTATCCAAAACCCTTTCTACATGAGCTGGATAATGTAAAAATTGCTCTGGTTCTCCACAATTAAAACCAAATATAGATTGATCATCGTCACCAGCTAAAAAAACTAAACCTTGGTTGTTAATTATTTTATTAATAACAGCCCACATTAACGGATTTAAATCTTGACACTCATCTACAAAAACTATTTTATATTTTGGAAACTTAACTTCTGGTTTTAAACATACAGCCAACATGTCAGTAAAATCCATTATATTGTAAGCAGTTTTAAATTCTTTGTAAGTGTCGTAAGTAAATTCTAAATCTCTCCTATTTATATTACCAAATTGAAAATCATCTTGTTTTTCATCATAATAATATCTTACAGACTCCCAAGTATCTTTCTCTTTAAAATAACTTCTACCTTTGTTTATTAAATCTAATTTCTTTTTAAGAATACCGCCATCAAAATCTTCATCCTCTTCTGGCTCATCCTCTCTTCTTATTTGTTTTTGATATTGTTCTCTTGTAGTCCATGATCTCACAGGAACATTTAAACATCTGCCAAAAAATTCTTTGTCCGCCCTTGTAAATAAACTTGGCTCCGGTTTTGGTAATGCTTTTTTACACATAGCGTGTAGTGTTTTTATAGGTTCTAATTCATCATCGGTAAAATTTAAATCTTTCTTGCAACGATCTTTTAAATTTTGTGCGGTCGCTCTTGAATAACCAACTAGTAAAATATCATCCTTACTATATCCATAGTCTAATTTATTTTTTAAAATAGTTAATAATTCGTGAGTTTTACCTGTGCCTGGAGGTCCAAATATCTTTGTAACTTTATAAAGATCTGGAACTTTAAATTTCACATCACCTCCTTTTTGTTACCAAAATTTATTTTGTCATGTTTAAAATCTTCTTTTTCAAATTTATCTTCGCTCACCGTATAAACGTTTCTTTTTATATTACCTTTTATATGTAGCTTACCTCTTGTAAGTCCCTCTATATTTTTTAAATAAGTATGTGTTGTGTGCTCTGCGTGTTTCCATTTTTTAGTATCTGTTATGTATGCATAAAATGTGTCAAAAACAAAATGAACATTTTTTTCTTCTTTGTCATAAAAAGGTATTCTATCTATTCTAGTTCTGTCTTCTGTTCTTCTAGATTCAAAACAAAATAATTTTAAAGATTCTTTTAATTTAAACATTGGCATGCTTTCTTCTGGTGCGTCTTCTCCTGTAGCTCTTTCTTGTAATTCCGCTATAGCTGAATCCCAATCAACCTGTTTCATTCGAGGTGGTGTTTTACCTGTTTGCTCTGTTGCTGCTTCTCTCGCTAATTGTTGATTAGTTAATTCTTTAGAAGTTAATTTAACTTCTTCTCCATCAAACCCTAGAAACCATTGACGTGGTGTAGATTTTATATAAGATAGTGGTCCGAGTGCCGTGTTCCGTAAACCTTTTATAGATTTAACACCAAATTTTTTTAGTATACACTCACCTTTATTACAAAATTTACTTAAATGATCTTGGTTACATCTATATGGATAATCTTTCTTTTCTCTAGAATCTACTGTTTTTTGTATTTCTTTATAAGTTAGTTCCGGTTTAAAAAATTTTGTGTTATACTCTCCCGTTTTATTTTGCCAGTTTTCGGGAAACCTCATCTTTAAATATCTAGTCATGTCGAGTAGAACATCATCTCTAGCCCCTCTTTCAATTCCAAAGCTAGCTAAAGTTTGTAGACAAGGAGGGCCATCTTTAAAATCTTCCTCATTTAAACTACACTCCATCTTTTTTAATTGTGCTATTGTAATTGTGCTTTTTTCATAAACTTTAAAAAATTCTTCTATAGATGCTTTTGAGCCATCTTCTTTTATCATATACCTTTCTGTATTTTTGTAATTATAATAGGGTAAGTTTATCCAACTACCGGCAGAGCCTTTGTCCAAATCTAAATATTTTTGCACGGGAAAAATTCTATCTGGTTTCTCTACTCCAAAAATATGTTTGATTGAATGTAACTTTTCTCTCATGAGTAAAGCTGCTACAGGTTCTTTTAAAAAAACATATACATGAACCCCACCACTTTTAGATCTTATTGGCACTACTGGC